GGGGGACCGAACGTAGCAGCCAACACACAGGCAGGCAAGACCAACTCCCAGACGATTGGCACGACAAATAATATCTCACCTAGTGTGTCAGACTCTCAGGTAGACAAGGTTGACCAAAGGGTAGTTACCACTAGGGTAGCTTCTGATAAGGTAGATGTCGTCACTGTCAATGAGACACCCCCTTGGTTAGTCATAGCCCTTGTCGTATGGTCCATATTCCTCTGGCAATTACCTTCACCTAGTCAAATTGGTAACTGGTTCTCAAACTTATTTGGTCGTAGATAATAAAAAAGCGCAGGCATCCAACTAAGGACACCCACGCTCTCATTCATTAGCCCTCGTTACCTTAACTGGTAGCGGGGGTTTTTGTTATTTCATCAACCTGATTCTGCATGTCAATGAGGTCTTCCTGTAGATCAATGAAGTCGTCCTGTAGTCCCTCTACCTCTTCGACAGTAGCTGTAGCAAAGTCTGTCAGTGACTGATTAAGACCTACCTGCATCACAAGGAAATCGTGAAGACTGTTCACACGCCAGACTAAGTACAAAGTCACAAGAAGGTGTATGGCTAAAGCACCCCAATATATTTCCATTAGCCCTCCTTCTGCTTCTTCAGCATAAGTAACTCTAGTCGTGTCGTGTACCAGATAGCCTTTCGGACGTCTTCGATCCCATTCTTGTATCGCCATCGGTGCATGTACTTAGCTATATTCCCACGGAGGTATCCGATATACTCATCCTCTGTCAAGAAGTCTTCGATGTACTCAATACACTCAATCTTACCACCTGTGTTATAGTGAGCTGGGCTGTTCACATTATCCATAAGGTTCCTTTCCTTCTTGTTCCTGTCTAAGATGTATTTGTAGTATGAACCCAAAACCCTAAAGCCCTTCTTTGAGAAAGGTCTTCACCCACATAGCTGTGATGTCGGACCTTACGATGTCTTCTACACCAAACTCAATGATGGGGACTGGTAGCAGGTACTTCTTAGCTAGATGGATAACCTTTGACAACCCATCAGCTTCCTTGAGGTCGCTCTGTTGAACATCCCCATTAAGCACAATAGTAGTGTTCTCACCTACCCTTGTCAACAACATCTTAAGTTCGTGGGTCGTAATGTTCTGGGTTTCATCGACAATGATAAAGGCATCATCAAAGGAGCGACCCCTCATGAGTGCCAAAGGGGCCATTTCTATATTATTATTCTTGATGCCTGTTTCCACTGCACCCTTACCCAGATGCTTCTCCAGTACGTCTAGGACAGGTAAGGCCCAAGGCATGGTCTTCTCTGTCAGGTCACCCTTGAGGAACCCAAGCTCCTTACCGACAGCTACATGGGGTCGTGTAATGACGATCTTGTCAATCTGTTTGGTGACATACAGGTCAGCAGCATATGTCGCTGTGATATACGTCTTACCTGTACCCGCTGGACCTAGCACAAACACTTGTCGAGAGGACTTGAGGGCTGCTAGGAACTCTCCTTGCTTCTCTGTGCGTGGGACTAGGCCAGATGTCTTAGCCTCTGACGCACCTTTGTAGGTAGTCTTACGGCGTGTCCTAGTCTGCTTCTTTGGTGGTCCATTGTCCATGCTGAGATGGCCTTTCTCTAAACCTTACTCTAGTTATTGGTCCTTCCCGCAGGACTCGAACCTGCAACCTACTGATTAGAAGTCAGTTGCTCTATCCAGTTGAGCTAGGGAAGGTAGTAGGAGTTACTTAAACGTCTTCTCCCCAGTTAAAACATTCGTACCTCTGTACATAGCGCCCTTGTGATTCTGCAAAGAGCATAGCACTTCCAATGTCCCGCTCGCAGTCTTCCATTGAGGTAAAGATAAGTCTACTGCTGACAGCCATACAATTAGGTGGTCCGTCCATCATGCAGATCATTGCTAGTGCTGTGAACATAACAGCCTCCTTAGGTTACATAGGTGAGCAGTTTAGACACATGCTCAGGTGTTCACGACTATGTGGCTATACACTGGGGGGAGCCTAAGCCGCGTGTCCCATCGTCGCTATCTTGCCTCTGTGGCGATCAACCCACATATCCTGTAAACATTCAGGACAAACCCTATTGGGTGGCGTACCTCTAATGTATCATATAATGCACATAAAACCATCTTGTGTATAGTAGATGATACAACCTGTTAAGTCAAGCAGGCTCATTCACAAGTCTTTAAGCCTGTCGTTGGGTCGTAGTAGCAAGCACCCCCCTCGTCAACAAAGTCTTTTGTGTCTTCTACCTGAGGTTCGTCTACACTCTCTTCTGATGCGGCTGCATTAAGGATGCCATATCGTTTTCCGGAAGCTCGGAATGTCGTACAGCCAGAGGCACCACCCTCGTAAGCCTGCATGTAGACATCTTTGAACTCAGCCCATGTTACATTATCCCCTACGTTACAAGTCTTAGAACAAGCACTGTCAACATACTTACTGGCAAGGTTAAGAACCTTAACGTGGTCGAACACAGACATAGAGTCCGCTGTGTAGCCCTTGACCCCAAACTCTCGATACCCGTAGTCTTCTACACGTTCTACCCGTGGGCCATCAAAGGTCTGGATAGTACGGTCGTAGAACAAAGAGAAAACAGGCTCAATACCAGAAGACACATTATCCGCAGTAAGGGAGATAGTCCCTGTAGGTGCTACAGACAAGAGGTGAGAGTTACGGATACCGTACTTACGAATGTCCTCACGGAGTGCATGTGGTAAGGTCTTGGCAAAATCGCTGTCTAGGTAACGAGTGTCAAAGAGTGGAAACGCGCCCTTCTCAATAGCAAGTGCCACTGAAGTCTTGTAGCAACCATCGCGGATAACTTCCATGATTTCCTCAAATTTGTCGAGGAACTTTTGAGAGCCGTATGGAAAACCAAGGGCTTCAATAGCGTTAGCTACACCAGTGACACCTAGCCCCATACGGCGCTTGTTCTTAGCTTCAGCCTCTTGCTCTGGTAGTGGGTACATAGCACGGTCTACTACGTTGTCCATTGCCCGCACTACATGGGGGATGTCATGTTGCAGTTGACCCATGTCAAAAGAGTAGCTACCAGCCCCCTTAACGACATACTTAGCCAAGTTAAAGCTCCCCAACAAACAAGCCCCGTGTGGTGGCAAAGGCTGCTCTGCGCAAGGGTTAGTGGCTGCGATGGTCTCACAATACCAAAGATTGTTCTTCTGATTGATACGGTCAATAAACAAGATTCCAGGCTCCGCCCAATCCCAAGTACTACGCAGGATATCATCCCACAGAGCTTTGGCACGGATAGTCTTATAGACCCGACCATCGAAAACAAGATCGAAGTCCCCATCTTCCTTGACAGCCGCCATAAACTTATCGGTCACAGCCACAGAGATGTTAAACTGCTCTAGCTGATTGCTGTTGTTCTTGGCACGGATAAACTCTTCAATGTCAGGGTGATCTACACGAAGGACCCCCATCTGTGCGCCACGGCGATGACCAGCAGAGGAGATAGTCTTACACCATGCATCAAACACGCCCATGAAGCTGACGGGGCCACTAGAACGGCTCTCAAGGCTCTTAATCAAGGCCCCACGAGGACGGAGCGTAGAGAAGTCGTACCCGATACCCCCACCAAGTTGCATCGTCCGTGCTGCTTCCCCAGAGGCTTTAGCGATACCTTCCATCGAGTCTGGGATGGTCATAGACACAAAGCAGTTATACGGGGTTACTTTACGAGGTGCGCCCATTGCACTCTGAACACGGCCAGCGGGGAGGAACCGCATATTGTAGAGGGTATTACGGAAATGTGTGAAGTGTTCATCATCGTCCTTCAGAGAGTCTGCAACCCGTGTCATAGCCTCCTTGAATGTCTCATTATTACCACGGTATTTCATCTTGTGGATTTCTTCACTGATGTTCAGTGTTGGGCCGTACTCACCGATAGAATTGTGTCCGTTGCTCATTTATTGCTCTTTCTTCTTTGTTTCATCTAGTCGTTTCATCATAGTGTCAGGGACACCTAGTGCCTCTAACTTAGCCTTAGCTCTGTCGTAGTCAAGCCTGCCCTCTGCGTATTGATTTATAACACTATCAGCAGCTATTAGCCAAGCTGGGGTAACATTGTTCCAGCTCATACAAGGTCACTCAGATCAACAGCAGGGTAATCTAAGTTCTTCATAATCTTGCCATCAGCCCGTCTCTGGATGGTCCCGTCTGGTTGAACACATCGACCCATGTTATTCTCATGGACCCGTAGGGTAGCCTCCATCAAATCCCAGCCCCTTGACCGTGCATAACCAAAGATGACGTAAGTAAGGTCAGCAAGTTCCTTTAGCTCTTTTACCGCAGAGGCAGACTTAAAGAACTCATGGTGCCACTCATAGTACTCTTCCCGCATCAGGTTGGCAGACAAGTCAGGGTCAGTAGCTTGACCCATAGTCTTGGCAAAGTCATCTACCATCTTTGGGATTGTTGGGCTGTCGTCCTTCTTATTGTAGTAGGCATAGCCCATCGCTTCCATGTCTTCTATTGTAATCA